CCATTACAACCATATATCTTTCCGTGTGGTCGTAATCTAATTAAATCAACTGGCGCTCTACTCTCACCATTACCTATACAAAATACTCTAGTTACCATCTCTTGTCACCAAGTTATCTGGTTTATCAATTGGTAAACCCATTCTATCAAACCATTTGTTTTTTACATTATAAACGTGTCCTAAAGTTCCGTCCGAGTGTTTAATAGATTTCTTATCTATCTTACCTTCATATGTTGAACCATCCTTTAATATTAGTTTTAAAGTACCCGTGATACTACCATAAATTCTATCTATAACTTTATCGCCTATTTTATTTGACTCTGGTATTACATTATCACTCATTAACAAAGACCTCTTTCATAATTAGTTTACATTCTGTTGCATTAAAATTCATAAATGGTTTTACTCTGGTAATCGTAGATGCGATTTCAGGCCATACAAAAGTTTCTTTAATTTCCACATTCCAATTTTTAACAAACGATAAGAAGTGGTCAAACACGACTGCGGTTTGGTATCCAATCTTTTTTTGAATAAGTAACTGTAAAAATCTAGGATGCTGTCCATCAGGAGAGCGTAAACCAGTATCAAAAGAAATGCCACGAGAGCGAAAGTCATCACTAACACATACGCAATCACTTCGAAAGTGGTAAGTAAAGGCTTCTTTACGTTTTTTATAAGCCAGATAGACTTCTCTACCATCATTCTCCAAAAGATTACCAATCCATCTCTTGCGATCTGCAAGAAAGTTAGCAACAAAGAAATCAAGTATATCAGTTTGTCCATATTTTGTACTTAACTTATGAAAGAAATATCTATCCTTTCTTTTTGTAAAACTATCAAGTGTTGCATTAACTTTTCCACCATACTTTATATAGTCATATGTCTTTGATGTAAAATGTAATTTAACACCGAGATAAACTTTATATACATCAAACCCACCATACATATTATACTGGCAATATTCCACCTTTTGGTGTATTTAACATTCTTAAATCTATTGCTTCTACTTTAATTTTTTCTTTTAATGATTTTGAAACTAATGATGATACTGTTCCTGGGTCTATATCATTCTGTTCACAATACCACAACACAGCATCCATATAAGATATTCTTTTTTCTTTGACTATATTCTCAATCTTCAAACTAAATTCTTTACTATTCATTATCACCTCTTTTTATATGGCGGCATCCACTCTCGCATCAGCCGCCATGTTGTTATAACTCTTATAATATATCATATAAGAGCAGATTTGTCAATACTATTTTGAAACTTCTGATTTATTAAATGATCTAAACAATATACAAGTTTCAGTAGCGCCAGAAACATCAACAGTTACTAATATCTGATCGTCATTTTCGTAATAACTTATCATATAAACTGGTTCGCCGTCTGGTAAACTTGATGCTCTACCTAAACTTAAATGTACAGGTTCAAAATCTTCATCAGAAATATATCTTTGTACTTCTGGTGGAGCTCCACAAACTACAGGTGCTTGTTGCCAGTATAAATCATATGTTAATTCCTCATTAGCAAATACACTTGTACAAAGTAACAAAAATCCTATGATTATTTTTTTCATTAGCCCTCTCTACGATAAAACGTGGGCCACCTTTTTTATTAACTTGCTTGAGCTTTATCTTTGTTTTGTTCTTCATAATATTTATAAAAGTCTTGTATCGCCTTTTCTAACATTGGCATATACTCTTTTTTATCTTTGATATATGAAGCAACTGTACCATCTTCTGCGGCAAGTAGGATAACTATTTGTTCAATTGGTTTACCAAATATTTCTTCATACATAATTGCATAAGCAGTTGTTTGTAAGAAATAGTTTTCAATCCAATCTTCTTTTCGTTCTTTGTTTGCTGTCTTAAAATCAATTACAGATAACTTACCATTGTATTCAGCGATACAGTCAACTTGACCAGCGATAGTCAATTTCTTACTGTACATAATTGTTTCTAAACAATGTATGTTATCTATTTGATCTATGTAAGGTCTTAATAGTTTAAATAAACCTAGTGGTAATACATCTCTAACAGATGGAGTATCGCCTTTGATATATTGTTCTACTAGTAAGTGTGTCGCTTTACCTCTACGAGCAGCTCTACCCATTTCCCAATTGGCGACTTTCTCTCCAATACTATCACGCCACTTTTGTAAACCTTCTTTTGATCTGATACCTAATACCGTAGTTACAGATGGATATGCTTTACCATCTATATCATAGAAACGAAAACCATCTACTTTTTTACCTACAGTTTTTGGAAGATTTGTTTTGTCTAAATCTATAAATTTAAATTCTTTTTTTGCCATAATATTTTATCCTTATTGTAAGAGTTCATTATAACATAAAAGCCCGAATAAGTCAACTCTCATTCGGGCTCTTATCATAGTTAAACTAACTTGCTTTCTTGTTATTAATAATCATTTTATAAGCCTCTACATTCAATGTACCCATTGCTTTGTTATGGTATTTTGAAGTAACAGCCAGATTATCAATGGTAGTATTACCACCTTGTGACCAAGGTTTTATATGTGCGCCTTCAGCGTTTTCCATAGTCAATGGTTGTCCATCAACATAATCCATATAACCTTGTTTAGCAAGGACTTGTTCAATCAACTCTCTACTAAAAGTTCTATTGTCATCTTGCGTTAAGATATGACTTTCAATATCCATATCTTCTAGTAGCCACTTAATAGATGTTTTGATCTTTTTGAGATTTTTATACTCACCAAGATACCCTCTCATAGCTTCTGATCTAGTTCTTACACCTTTATCATCTTTGTGTGGTTCAATCTTTGTAGGATCTTTACCAATAAAAGAGTTTAGAGAGTTAGTGAAATCTAGCCACAAATTGTCGAAGTTGCTTACTTTAAATGATTTGTGTTTATCCATTAAAAATAAAAACAATCTGGATGCCATTACAAGTTCTCTATATGCAAGACCTCTTCCATTATGTTTTTTCATTTTTGCTCTGGACAAATCCATAATTAAATTAAGAAATTTATTCAACTTCTCTTTTAATTTGTTAGCAACATCTGGTAAAATATTATTATCAGAATACATTTCTTCCAATTCATCATTAGAAGCTGTATTCAATAATACTTTACCTCTCCAAAATTGTAATAATATTCTAGCCACATATTCTTCTAGCTTAAGTCTATTATTATCTGATGAGATGTTTTCAAAAATATGTTCATCGCCTTTTGGTGATAATTTACTTTTGAATAAAATATGAGGAACATTATTTACTTCCTCAATTTCTCTAACTGTTTCTCTCACAATTTTAGCAATTGGAGTATCACCATAAGAATTTAACATTTCTTGGTGGTTTACAGGAGTTGTTGTATTAAAAACTCTAAACTGTTTACCTTTCCAATATGAAGTTTTGTTTTTATAAATTACAAACCTTAATTGATAATTCATAAACTTTTTTCTTACATCTTCTGGCAATTCACTAAAAAACTTACCGCCGTATTTTGAGTGAGATTTGTGCACTGGAAATGAACCATTTACAAAGTTTTTAACTTCTCGTTTTCTATTTCCACCGTCAACTGACTCTAATTCAAATTTAGATTCAGAAACTTCAATCAATTTTATTTCACCTATATCATACCCATCTAGTATGGCAGCGATAATTGATTGTGCTTTACTAGGTTTAGTTCCACCTTGTCTATTTGTTTGAACGGGAGGTCTTTGACCTACTGGATTATCATTTGTGATTGGCTCTAATTCTGTGAGATAATCACCAATTGTTATTTGTTTATATGTATATTCTAACATATATACCTCTTTCTATTATAGTTTATAGGTACCTCTGGCCCAATGCTCTGGATACCGTTTATTCATAAGAATCAATTAATGAATCTTATCTCTCTAATATATCATATTTTGAGTAATTTGTCAACCCTAAAATAAAAAGGCGCCATTTTAGACGCCTTTTTTCGCATACATATTATTAAGCTCGTCAGGAGTTCAGTATTCGTACTTCTCGTATTGTGTCTTACCAAATTGATTTCTAAAAGCTCTCAATAGTTCTTTTCTATTTCCTTCTTTTTTGTAAGATACGTGGATCCAACCACTATTTGGTTCATCTGGACCTTTCCAAAACTCCAAAATCATTTGGTCATAATCTAAATTTTTATCTATCCAAATAACTAACTCTTGGTTTGATACTCCAAATATTTCAAAATCCGCAGCCTGACCTTTGGCGTGCTGTGAATTTTTTGAAGAACCAATTGCTTCGCATAATTCTTCTGATCTAAAACCAGAGCTCACTGTAACTACTTTACCGAAGTGATCTCTCACTGGTTGTAGCACTTTTTCACATAACAATTTAAGTGAGTTTATTTGGTCTTCATTAGGATTATTATTAATCCCTTTTCTGTCAGCCGTTTGACTGGCGACCAGTTCTTTTAAACTAAAGTTATTGCTTAGTTTCATTTAATTGTTCCTTTGCTTTTAGTTTCTGTTTCTTTAACTCTTTGAGTTCATACCAAGTTGATGATGTTCTATCATTATTTCTTTGTTCTTCAATTACATTCACTTGTTTTTTTAGTTCTTTATGATATTGTTTAAAGTTCATAATTAACCTCTCGTTAGTTTAAGTAACTTTTCTATTTGCGCCTTAATGATTGGACCTCTATTCGGCCAATGGATATAAGGCTCATCGGACTTGGAAAGATTGTACAAAAATGGTAGTACAATCTTTTCAATGTCCTTAAATCTTTGATTTACTTGTTCATTAGAAAGCTCCTTTGTTATAGTTTCCTTTTCGGATACAATCTGCATAACTTCGTTCATCATTGATTTAATATCTGATACATCTGATTTTACTTTTGAAAGTTCTAAATTAGAATCCTCTAATACTTTAGGATCAATGGCTGGTTGTGTTTCTTGTTCTGGTACTTTTGATACTGGTGTGATACCCCAATCTTCATTGAGATCAAACCCACGCATATAATCAGGTATATCGTCTGCCATTATTTTTTACCTCGTAATCTTCTTTTATTTTTTGCTAGTGCTTGTTCTGTTTTTATTTTCTTAATATCTTTTTTACCATATCTATCTGCAAGTGGACTATTTGGATGCGCTTCTGCTATTCTACTTAAATTATCTTTCCAACCGCCATCTTGTTTTATACTACCTACACCACTTACAATATTTAGA